TCGTTGCCTTCGATGAGCCAGCGAGGTAGCCAGTTCTTGCGGGAGTACGCAATACCAGCGCCTCCCTTATTACTGACGTAACCGCCAGCAGTCAGATTTGCCTCGCCGAATGGATCGTTATGGATGAAGTGCGTTGGCGTATATCCCACCACAACGCTCCAATGACCTGTACCACTTGGGTTAGACACAGGTCCTTTATGTAACCAGCCACATGGAACTGGGTGGCCATGGGTAATTTCGTTTTCCAAGTCCTCGACTGTGCCATCCATCTCGAAGGTGGCGGTCAGTCCCAGTGATTTCAATGCGGCAATTTGTGCTTTGGGGTCGGTGGTGTCTCCAAAGCGGGCGCGGATTGCGTTGTACTGGTAGTCGCCTGAAATCTTGCCGTAATAGCGGGCCACCATTGCACAGCTGGAACTAAAGCACTGGCGGTAACCAGTCGCTCCATCGTCAGGGCCGAGCTGGTACTCGTAGGCGACTTTCAGGATCTTTTCCTTTGGTGCGACCAGCGGTTTCGTGCCAGCGTGCTGGTTCATTAGCTCGATCAATTTGCCCGGGTAGTTGGGATCAGTTGCGTAGCCTTCTTTATGCAGCCATTTCGCAGCTTCGTCGCGGGTTGCAGCGTTATTGCAGCCTTTGTAGTTCTTGTAGTCCTTGTACCAGTGGTCGACTAGGTACATCACGCAGGACAGCAGATCGGGGAAGTCGATGAAGCTGTCGGTGATCGTGACCCACTGACCGTTGATGAATTCTTGGGTTTTCTTGTCGCTGCCCTGGCCTTTGAGGCCGAAAAAGTTGTTTCTGCCGGAAACCAGTTTTCCGTAGTTGGATTCCAGCGCCCATTGGGCGGCTACAAGTTCTGGAAATTTTGCGCCAGCGACGCGGGCTGCTTCGAGGATGCCCTCCCAGCTATTGGGAAAGTTGGTTTGTTTGCCGGCAACGCTCCAGGTTTTGAACCAGCCTTGGTCGCGGCCAAGAATGTGGGGGTTGGCCTTGTTAATGGCTTGCTCCAGCTCAGTGATGGCTGCCATCTGGTGGGGCAGACCTTTGTAAAACCGAAACAGGTCGTTGAGGCGGAGTTTGTTGTTTGCCATGACAAGGCCCTCGCGTGGATTAGCGGCGACGCTTTGGGAACGCCATTTTTAGTGCCTGCAGTCCCAGCTGAATCCAACTGTTGGACTTCAACTTGCTCATGCCGATTAGTTCGGAACCGGCGGCAACGATGATGGCGATGATGGCGATTTGTTGGTCGGTCATAAAAAGCTGTGGCTTTTCTTGAGTTTAGCTGTACTAGAGAAGAAGGCTAGTGCGCGTAATAGTTTCTACCGCTACATTCTGTGGAGCCACTGCTGGGTATGGACCATCGCATTGAAGATGGCGAATACTTAAACAAAAAAGAAGCAAAGGCGCGATTTAGGCAATCAATTCTTAAACATTGGCAGAACAAGTGTGCTTACTGTTCTACAGATTTAGGTAGGTCGGCGACACTGGATCACGTACACCCCAAAATGCGGGGTGGGCATACGCACCAGCAGAATTTGGTCGCTTGTTGCTTTGCGTGCAATATCTCGAAGTCGGCCGAGGATTGGATTGAGTGGTACAGAGATCAGGATTTTTGGGAGCCGCACCGGGAGGATGCGATTGTGCAGTGGATTACTGGTGGTCTGCTTTAGGATTCCAGCCCATGCCTTCGAGATACATCATCGCGATGTAGTGGTCTTCGGCATAGCGGCAGACGCTGTTTAGGCAGGCCCGGTAGTACAGTTCGCCACGTTCATTCTCCAGCTGGTCCAGGGTGTAGCCGTTGCCGAAGTCGGTGGTGTGAACGACGCTCATTTGTTTTGGCGGCCGACAGTCATTTCAATCTGGCGCACTCTGGTTTCGAGATCGCTAAGACGTTCTTTAGAGTCGTTTTTTAGTTCTTGAATATCGGCGGCTACTGTGCTGACTGACTGGTCTAATTTTGCAACTTGCATGAAAAGACCGCCGAGACCCAGCACAGCTGCGGTCAACAGGGCTGGGACGGCTTGGTTTAAGGGGTTATTTGGTGGAGTTGCGGAAGTAATAGCCTCTTCGTGGTGATCCATTGCGAGGCATACTGCCGACCTTTTACCTAATTTAGCGGCCTTGGCCCACTAGCTTTTTCTTGCCGCGGCGGCGTGGGCGAGAGTGCTGGCCGTAACCTTGGCTTGTGGTTTTTGGGCGGCCGGCTTTGTGGTCGACACGTCCCAGGGCAGTTTTACTTTTTACAGCCATCAGTTTTGCTCAGGCCATACGGGGTAGTCAGCGCCAGTGATGTAGGCGGCGAGTTCGTCGGTGGTTGTGGTGGCCTCGATGGCAGTGATCTTGTCGCCAGTAGCTAGGCGAATATCTTCACGCCAAGTCTTAATGGCGGGATCAGCTTCGACGCCGTTATCTGCTTGGCGGATGATCATCCAGTCTGTCCGCTGTAGCAATGTACCAGCGGTGGTACGTGTCTGCTGCGACCACTGTTCAACCAGTTGGGCGTGATCTTTAGGGATCAGATTGCCGTCAGCGTCATAGCCCCAGTAAAACCGCTGATCGTATGGCTGCGGGTCGGGCTCCTCGGTGATGCCGATGGCGGCGCGTTCGTCGGGTGTTGCGAGACGCAGCCAGTTGGCGGGATATTGAATCCCGTCGTGGGTGAATGGTGCGTCGGGGGCAATGTTGCGCCCATCGAGAACAAACGGCATGGCTGAGATGGCGGTGTTACATGGGTCAAGACCCTTTAGGCGGGTTGACTACGAAGGGTGATCAACCAGATTCCAGCGCTGAGATTCTTCGTTCCACGTGTAGAGCTGACCGTTGGCTGGATACGGGGCAGGAGGATCCCATAGACAACTCTCTTCGTTCAACAGCCAAGATGGGAACGGTTGTGGCGGAATAAACGCATGACGATATGGGTCAAATGTGTACCCAATGCCAGCAAAGTTTTTGAATTTATTTCCGTTGTAGCTGGTCTGGATCCATTTAGTATGAGCGCCATATAACTGCTGGCAGAATTGCTCGCCAAGCCAGTCGCACTCAATTCCCTGCTCATTAAGGAGTACATCGTTGCTGACGACGATGACCTCCTCAACAATCCAGTCTTGATTTATGCGTGCAAAATGTGCCATCAGAAGGTGATACTCCCAGAGCCGGTAAATGTATAAATTCGATAGCCGCCTGTAACGGTCACGGTCGGGCTTCCGGTTGTTGATGCCGCAGCAGCAAATGTGTCCGAGTAGCGAAAAATTACAACTCCTGATCCACCGCTACCAGGTGTATTGGTTGAGCCATAGACCGCACCACCGCCGCCACCCGTATTGGCAGATCCAGAGGTTGCACCCGTTCCAAAGCCATTGCTACCGGCACCGCCACCGCCATCCCCACCGCCGCCACCCGCATAGCCGCCGCCGCCACCGCCGGCATAAAAAGTTGCTGTTCCAGATATTGAATACTGCCTCCCATCGCCGCCCTGTCCACCATACGTGTCCAAGGTTGCATCTGTATTTCCAGCCTCGCCGGCCCCACCGCCGCCTCCTGAAATGTTGCCGCCAGGTCCACCACCAGCATTGCCATAGCCAGTGGCCCCACCCGAATTGCCTTGTGTTGCTGCGGCGCCTGCCGTATTCGACCTGAAACCAGGACCGCCGCCGCCAGAGCCACCACTGGTGGCATTTAATTGGTTGCCATCTGGACCTCCAGCACCGGCGCCACCACCGTTTGCTGTGCAACCAAAAGCAACACTATTTGATCCGCTTGAACCTCGCGCATTTGAAGATGCGGCCCCGCCAGCACCGACGGTAATCGTATAAGAAACCCCTTGAGTTACCGTGATTGCTGATCCATACAACAATCCGCCGGCTCCTCCACCACCTGCGTTAGCAGTGCTGGATCCGCCACCTGCACCCCCGCCTGCCACAACCAAAAGTTCAACATTTGAAGGGGCAGATACTGCCGAAGCTAAAAGCAGCAAATTGCAAGCACCAGGAATCGACATCTCAGCTCAGGTTGGTGATCAGTTGGGCAGTGATGCGGGTGCTGCTCTGCACGGCATACACCAAGCAATCCACGGCGTCAGCCGTTGTGGTTAATGTCGGCGCGGTGCCGCCGGTGAAGTCCCAGTAGCTGCCGTAGGCCAGCGTGCGGGAGCCGGTGCCGTCTTGCGTGATCCAGATGCAACCGGACTGCCCAGCGGTCAGGTTGGTGGGGTTGGCGAGAGTGCGGTTACCGCCGAGAGTCACGCTGTAGTTGTTGCTGTCGTTGAAATCTGGCGTGATCGTAGCCCCATCAGTAAGAGCTGTAATCTCGCCGCGTTGGCCAGCAGTCCATGTCTGTGCAGTGTTAAGACCTGCGCCTGCAGCTGGAGTGGTCCAGCTCAGTGTTCCAGCGCCGTCAGTGCTTAAAACTTGAGAGGCAGTGCCGTCAGCGTTGGGTAGTGTCCAAGTGACGTTGCTTGCAACTGTGGAGGGTGCTTGGAAAGCAACCCAGTTGCCGCCATGTCCGGTGGCTTCCCCGAAACGCAGATCTGACTGGTTATCCAGCAGTAGATCGCCGGTCAGTGTGCCACCCGAAGTGGGCAGCAAACCGGAGGCAGCCACTGTGACAGTGCCATTCCCGTTTGTGACGCTGATATTCGCGCCGGCAGTCAGGGTGGCTTTCGCCAAAGTACCGTCAGTTTTACCGATCAGCAGTTGGCCGTCGGTATAGGTGGTTTGCCCGGTGCCACCATCTGCAACACCAAGTGTTCCAGTAATACTGCTAGCGCCAAGGTCAACAGCTAGTGCGTTGGTCTCGGTAACAAGACCGCCATTTGCCTTAAGGCTCAGCGAAATGTCGGGGGCTGTACCACCCGAACTTGCGATTGGAGCGGTGCCGGTGACGCCGGTGACTGTTCCGCCAGATCCAGCGGCTGCAATGGTGATCGAGCCGTTGCCGTTGGTGATCGTGACGCCTGCCCCAGCGGTCAGCGTCGCTTTCGTCAGCGTGTTGCCTGTGCTGTTACCAATCAGCAGTTGACCGTCGGTGTAGCTGGTTTGACCAGTGCCACCCTTGTCGACGGCAATAGTCGAAGCGCTCCAGGTGCCTGTGGTGACGGTGCCGAGGCTGGTGAGGCTGGAGCCGGTGACGCTGCTGCCAAGTGTTGTGCTGCTTAGGACTTGGCTGCCATTGATGTAGTAGCTCTTGCCACTGGCGAGGTCGACGTGCTCACTGCTGGTCCACGCATCTGTGGCGTTGACCCAGTTCAGTGTTTTGTTGGTCGCACCACGCAGAGTGATGCCGCCACCGTCAGCAGTTACATCGGTGGGAGTGGCGACTGCGCCAAGCTCGATATTTTTGTCGTCGACTACGACTGTGGTGCTTTCAATTGTTGTACTGGTGCCGTTGACCGTAAGGTCGCCAGTGATAACAACGTCATCGCCAAAGGTGACGGGGCCAGCGTTTAGTCGGGCGCCAGCCTTAACGAGGTCGGCGGCGGTGATCTTTTTGGTCTCGGTTGCCGAAATATCCGCAACAGCCAAAACGTCGGCGGATACAACGTCCGCTTCCGCTATGGCTGCCAGCTGACTGATCTTGAGATTGGCCATAGCAAAGCCTCCGTGTGTACAGTTTAAGCCGCTTCAAGCTCCAAGCTGCCTGAGCTTTGCTCCAGCAGGATTTCGTCTTCGGACTCCTGCAGAAGTAGCGCATCGGCTACGTCGCCGTAACGGATTGCGATGAGTCCGGTGGTTGCAAACTCAATCGTGGATCGAACTGGCTCTGAAGGCTCAAAGGACATCGCCACGTTTGTGACGACGGCGTTAATTAAGTAATACAGAGATTCCGTGGGATTACCGCTTACGCCTCCAACCGGAGCGCTGTCCGCAGTTTTTAGTACCAGGGCTGCTTTGAAGGTGCTGCCTAGTTGCTGACGCAGGATTAGCTGGTGGAAGTACATCGAATTTTCGACGTCTCCTGCACCAGCGCTGTAATCCCAGAGGCACTCAATGCTGCCACTGCCGCTGATTAGCGTGCCTATTTGTGCGGAGTAGGCGTCACCTAGTGCAGTAACGTCTGCGGAATTTCTGTTGGTGCTAAGTGTGTACGAGAGAATTTGACCTAGGTCGCGGTAACCATCACCCAGGAGTTCAAATGTTGCTGTGTAGGGACTTGCTGGATCGGCAAGTAAAAATGCTTCACCTGGATCGTTATTAATGGATTTTTTCCAGGTGTCGTACAGGCGGATTCCGCCCAAAGTATCTACGTTGACGTAAGCGCTTACGGAGTTTTCTGTGTAGCCGCTAATAAAGTCAAGCGTGCTAGCGCTGGTGATAGAGATCCTGTCGCCGGTTGTGAAGACATTGGCGCCAAAATCAAGCTCCAGTCGGCCGGCGGAAACGTTTACTGCGTTGTCGTCGATTACTGAATCAAAGGAACGCCCGGAAAGTCGGCGTAGTTTGATTAGCCCGCCGTTGCCGAGATAGATGCCAGACATCAGGAGGCTCCCATCGTGGCTTCGGTCAGCAGCCCTGTCACAACGAAGTCTACGGAAACCTCCACCACTTCACCGCTGCTGGCTCTGATTGAGGCAGAGTTGATCAACACATTTGCCTGGATGGCGCGGGCTGAGGTTAGCTGCAACTTCAACACATGCGTCGTTGTGCTTGGTAGTGATGTTGTGCGGATCGTGTTGGCAAGCAGTGGCTGCATCGCCAGCGCTCCAGCGCTGTCTTGGTAGTACAGGACAGTGCAGCTGCCGCTCCAGCCTTGGCGGCCGAAAACGTAGGTGCGGGCGTAGTCAGCAGTTGTGGTGGTTTCGATGACGTCGGCGGTTGCCGTAAGGCTCCAGTTGCGCACTTTGGCGATTTGGGTGCCGCCGATCAGTAACGCACCATCAATGCCGGTGAAGTAGCGGGCGCTCATGGGCTAGGTGGGGCGACGACGCCGATGAGTTCCACGCTGACCGTTTGATAGCCGGGAGAGTTGTAGGTGACTTGCGGTGGACCGGCATAACGCCATTCGTTGCCGGCAGAAATGATGTAGTCGTAACCGCTCATGCCGCCGTAAACAGCAGCTGGAACAGTGAACGATTCGAAGGTTGTATCGACGGCTTCGTAGTGGTCGGTGATTTGTTTGCCGACGGCTTCGGTGACGTTGGTGAATTCCAGGGTCAACCGTTGTCCGACGGTGCGACTGCCGTGGCGGAAGCGGACTTCGCGGCCGCCCATGCTCATGAACGTACTGATCGGCTTCGTTCCAGGGGTCCAGGAACGGGCTGCTGGTGTTAGCGCGGGAAAAGCGGTCATACGACGGTGAAGCTGCCGCTAACAATGTCCGTTGCTATCACACTAGCGCCGCTACTCAGCGGGAAGTGTTCGGCTGTAATGGATGCTGTGCCGTCCATTCGCCGCGTCAGCGTGTCGATCAGGTAGTGGTTGGTTTCAGTGCGGCTAGTACCGTCGCTGGTGACGCGATCCAGCTCAATCGCAATCAAATCGCCGGGCTGGAGTCCCAGTGTGGTGAAAATGTCGGTCGAGAATGAGACGTTATGCGTGGTGCGTTTACGTTTTGCTAGGAAATACTTTGCGGCAAGTGCTGCATGGTCGCTAGTTACACAGAAGTCGCTCATGTCATATTGCTCTTGAGGCATAATTCCGGTGTCTGCGGCGTAGCGAACTTTTAGGCTTGTTGTAAAAGGTTGGTCGAAACCTGCGCCTGACGTATCTGCTTGGTCGCGCCATAACATCACCGCTTCAAAAGGTTTGCGCTCTGATAACGGGATGTACTCAATCGCATAAGTACCTTCGACGATTGTATCTTCGTCAAATGTATAGGCGGGAGTCAATACGCCGGTGTTAATGGCATGGGCTCCAGTTACAGGTAGAGCAGGGCGTAGACCGATACGTGACTCAAGATTTAACGGAACGAGTAAAAAGAATCCTGCGGTCGATTCGACCCATTCTTTATAGTTAACGGCATCAACTAGAGCACCATTGAAAAATAGGTTGTTTGTGTTGGTAAAGTTGGCCGCTGCTGTTAGCGATGTCGTATCCATCGAGATCGTTTCCGCGTACTGAAGCCCCAAGTGGTTGACGAGATCAGCATAGTTACTGCTAGGACCTGTTGTAGTTGTAATTAAGTTGTACACACTGATGCCATTAGAGCAAAATACGGTTGCTTGCTGATTATGTAAGTTGTTAATTTGATCAATAAGATCGTCTGTAAATCCAGCGTTTACCGGATCATTTTTGTCGATCATTTCGTGGGCACCTTTAAGTCCCAGTAAAGTCATACCGCTGAAATTGCCTGTAGTTGTTTGGCGGTAAGCAAGCGATAAATTTAACGTATCTGGGATAATAAATGGTTTGCGAATTGTTTCAGTAACATAGAATACTTGCTGATCTACTACAGTAAAATTACTATAAGTAAAAATTCCGGTATCGTTATAGTCTAGGGGATCATATTCAGGAGAACTTAAGCTTACTGATAGTGTCGTTAATAGCGTAGAAGGCGCACGTGTGTATGTATTACCTACAGAGCTTGTACCAGTGGATAGAACACCTGTGTCATCACTGAAAGAATAATCCCAGCTGACAGTCATAATAGGGTCATTTAATCTAGTGACAGTTCCTGTGCTTACAGTTCTTCTATTGTAGTAGACCCTAAAATCGTCGCCTCCCAAGATAGTTGTATTCCACTGTAAATAAGTGCAGTACGGTGAGCTAGAAGATATGGTTATTGTACCGCTACCTGTTTCGGAACTTACTGTACCTATATTGTGATTATACGCTGAACCACCTGCGGCTATAGGTGCAGTGTAATAAGTAGTGGTTTCAAGATCGTAATACTGCGTTAGACTTATTGTGTATACATTGTAGGTTGTAGGTAGTGATCCGTAGGTCACTTGTTGGTATCTATCAGTAATAAAATCACCCAAACCGGGATAACCTCCCCATGGGTAGTATCCGATTAAAACGTCTGTGTCAAAGTCGGCAATAGGGGTTGTAATTTGGCCATCACTAAGCAAAAAAGCATGGCTAAATAGTGCATTTTCGTTTAAGTTTTGTAGTCCGGTGCGGACTAGGGGTGGTGTGATCCAAGCGCCACCAATACCGCTAACACGTTTGCAAAAAACAATCGGAATTGTCTGACCGACTTCCGCTGGCTTTAACGCATTAGATAACTCCAGTGATGGACGGCGGGAGATGTTGCCCTGCTCGTCTTTGCGGAGTGCAAGAGTGTTGGCGTTGGTAGCAGCCTGGCGGTAAATACTGGGCATTAGTCGAAAGCCACCATGTCGTAAGTAACTTTGCGGCGTGGGATTTGGGCTTCTGTTGTGTCGATGCCGTCTGAGATCACAATACTGACTCCCGAGAAATCACTGGATCCTGTTTCGGCAATACCCACAACAGTAGTAAAGATTGACGGCAAAATTTCGGCTGCAGTAAAGACCAGTGAAAACTTATATCGGTAGGTGACAACGGCGGCTGTCAGCAGATCGACGAACGTTGGTGTCCCAGGGAAGGTGAGCGTTACAGATAGCTTGCCGGCAGAGCGTTGCTGCACCATGTCGGAAACGTCGAATGGTGCGTAGCTGTAGTTGTTTCCGGTGTAGGTAATGTTCTGATCGACGGCGAAGTTTTGGTAGCGGGCCACAAGAACAGGGCTGCCCGAAGTGATGTTGTCGATCTGGAGGTAGAACTGAGGTGTGTAGGTCGTCATCGCGTCACACCAGTGCTACGGCGGGAAGCCGGGTTGTTCTGCAGCATTTCCAAGGCCATCTTCGCACCCTGTCTAGCGGCTGTGCCAGTGGCTGACACGAGATCGCGCTGGGTGACGTAGTTGGTGCCATCCATTTGCATAACTGGACCTGTAGTGATACTGACTTGGGGCGTCATAACACTTTCACCTTGATTACTACGCATAGAACCAAAACGCTCCATGGCAGTTTGGCGGTTTTGTACATTAGCTTCGCGCGGATCTACGAGGTAGTTACTTAGAGCACGAGGACCTACGACGTTATTCCAGTCTTCGCGGGCAGCGTCTAACGTTTGTTTAGTTTTTGCTGCGTTATACGCTTGTGCTTTACTTAACCAACTAAGTGTGAATTCTGTTATTCGGCGTCTAGATAGTTCTACCCCGGGCCAAAATTCACGCAACGATTTATTCAGAGTGTTTAATGCGTTCGTGTAGTCTGCCATAAAGGCTTGATTTTGTCCGGCTGCTCCAAAGCTGGCTACAGCCAGTCCTTGACCGCCAGCTCCGCCACCGCCTCCAGAAGAGGCAGAAGCGACGCGGTCCATTGCCCCAGCGACTGCGCCGGCAGCGGCGGCAGTGCCTTCCATATTTGCTTTGAGGTTTGCTGCATTTACAGATGCTCTGTAGACAGCATCTGCAGCTTGCATTTGCGCGTTTGCAACGTTGATTGAGGTTGCGTAATTATCTCTAGCAATGTTTAGTGCAGACCTTTGTGAAGCCAGCGCGTCTAGGTGGCTCTGAGTAAGGACTTTTTGGGCTGCAGCTAGTTGGACGACGGCTTGGAGTTCTTTGTATTTGACTTCCGCCATCGACATTGCGATTCGCTGGCGCTCTACTTCCGCTTGGATTTGTGTGCGCGTTGCTTGCAGCGTTATTGCTGCATTGGCGACTTCCAGATCGCGGATATTGTCGAGAATCGTTAAGCGCTCGCCTTCTGTTTGAGCTTGAGCCAGCTTGTTTTGCAGGCTTTGGATCTCGATATTATTTACTGTCAGTGCGGCTTGCGTGAGCGCATCACTAACTTTTGCCCTGTTATTTAGAGCGTTAGTGGCTTCGTTTGCGGCGCGGTTGAAGGCTTCTGTCTGGCGGGCTGCGTCAGCCGCGTAGGCAGCTACGTTCTGCTGGCGGCGTTCCAGTTCGGTCAGTGCGTTTGCTCCATCGCGCTCTGCCTGAGCACGTTGCGTAGTTACATGCGCAACAGCTTTTGTTGTCTGAAGATCTTTTTCTGCGACAAAAACTTTATCAACTACTGCCTGTAACTCTGCTTTTTTAGTTTCTGTGAGTTTATTAGCTGAGTCTAGTTGCTTCATTTCTTCGATAGCTGCAACAGCTTTTGCTTTTGCAGACTCCAAGGCAAGTTGTTTGTTGATGATCTCGCTTTGCTGCGTTCGTTGTACTTGCTGGTATTCCAGGTTGGCAGATTCGACTTTTTTGGCGGCAATTTGGTCAGTAAGTGCCGCCTGTTGATTTAGCGATAAGGCGAATTCTTGTTGTTTGGTGAGAATAGTTACGTCTTGCTGGAGCTGTGCTGTTGCTGCAGCGAGCTCAGCTTGGCGGAGTTGCGTGATCTGGGCTTGAATTTCGCGGCGGCGCTCCACCGAAGCGGTATCTTGAACTTCTGTGGCACGAAAGCCTTGTGCAGGGGCTTGCGGAGCACCGAAACCAGGTCTAAATTCTTGCTGTAATTTTTTAATTGCTTTTATTTGCTCGGGGCTAGTGCCCTCAAATGCAGCTTTACCTTGATCAAATTTCTTAGCTAATTCTCTACTTTTTGTTAGATACTGTTTTCGTTCTTCTGGTGTAAGTTGTTGCATAAAATCTCTTGTTGTTTGTGCTTCTGGAGGACCACTAACACCTTTCACAACACGTGTTACCCAGTCAAGGAATCCTGCTAAGGGGCCTGCTAAACCTGCCTGTATTTGGAG